TGCTTTCACCTCCGAGGTATCAGCGGACTTTTGAGCCGCGGTCGCTGAGGTAGCTGCCTCAGTAGCCTTCGTCTCCGCAGTCGCAGCAGACCCAGCAGCCTGAGACGCCGATGCGGCTGCGCTTGTGGCGCGCGATTCAGCATCCGCGGCCGACGTAGCTGCGTGCGAAGCAGAATCCGCAGCTTCAGTCGCTTTCGTCTCCGCAGTCGCTGCAGACCCCGCAGCCTTAGCCGCCGACTCAGCCGCCTCTGTTGCTTTCACCTCCGAGGTATCAGCGGACTTTTGAGCCGCGGTCGCTGAGGTAGCTGCCTCAGTAGCCTTCGTCTCCGCAGTCGCAGCAGACCCAGCAGCATTTTCAGCAGCTGTTTTTGCTTCCTGGGTGGTTGCCTTCATTTGGTCAGCTGCTGCTAAAACTTTTCTTGTGGCTTCCCATCCTGCGGCTACTAGCGCACGTGCCATTTCCACAGAAATGGGTTGTCCGGTAATTGCGACAGTAGCAAGCTGAGTAATGTCTAAAACCCATGGTTCGCCATCGGTTCGCGGTGGTGGAGGCAAAATTGTAAACGGTGCTATACGCGGTTTTACGGTTTCGTCGATGTCCTCAAACTCGAATCTGACTTCGTAAGGAATGTTGGTCGGATTAAGGTGGGGGTCCGAGGTGTTTAGGATACGTGCACCCGCTTCGCCGTCAATCACGAACAATTGCCCGGCCCGGTTCATTTTGATGGGAATATCCACTAGCGCGATTGTGAGTGGATCCGCATCAGCCGTACCGATAAATCTGGTCTCGGTCTGCAGGGGGTGCAGCACAATCGACCCTAATGGCTCTATCAGGTCAGGGTTTAGTCCCTCGTCGACAGAGTCAGCGGTAGGGATAGCGACCTGGCCTGTGAGCAGGAAATATCCGAGAGCCCCAGGCAAGCTCCTGCCTGTCGCGTCTTTCCAATCCGTGATTGCCATCAGATTTCCACCACATCATCCGGTTCGCTCCGGTGCTTGGGTGCCCCGGCATCAGGCAGGCCACCAGACCGGTCCACGCTAGACAGGCCGGCGACAGTGTCCGGGTCGTCTACCGGCGGCGGAGTCGGCGCAGCCACCATCTCGACCCGAATATCTTTCATAGACGCTGCCGTTTCAGGTGTCGCCAAAGACGTCAGGACAGACACGACCGCGGCCGTAGCTGCTACCGCCAGGATATGCTGCCAATCCAGATCAGTAACAGCAACCGTGTTCGTGCCGATCATCGCCAACGTGGCTTGTGCAAGCGTTTTCACGGCGCGTTCGGCAGTTCCTGCCCAAAATGTTTTCTTCATGTAAATACTCATGTTTTTCCTCCTGTAGATTTGGTGTAAAAGGAAACCCACCCGGCGGGTGGGTTATTGACGGGACTCGATTCCGAGCTTCTCTGCTATCTGCCGTAGCAGACTGGTCTTTTTCAGGCTCTGGTCCATGCCCGGATAGTCAGTCAGAATGTCCTTAATCTCGCGCACTCGCGCACCCATTCGTTGAGTGTCCGGATTCTGCCACCAGCCAATATCTCCTTGTTTCACTTGGATTAGCGGAATACCCGCGTTTACCATGCGCTGCACAAGGTCTGGGTCCCCGATACGTGTACTGCATCCGCCAGATACCTCATAAATGGCCCCATCGGGCTCTCTCATCAACATGTTTTCTCCTCTCGGTTTTGCTGCCGGGAGGGCCCCGGCGAGCGTGGTTTGTCCTTTTGCCATTGCCCGATACCAGGCCTTAGCGCGCTTCATGTAGGCGTCACGCTGCGCGCCGGCAATCGCACCGGGGCAGCCCGTCGCCATAAAATACTGATGCGGAAAAACATTCCCCATCCACCTGGGCTCGCCCAGCCCGTAGGCATGGCACAAAGCCGCCACCAAATGCGCCCCATTGTCCAAAGTGGCCTCGCTAATCGTCCAATATGGGCCTAGACGATTATTCGCGTGCTCAATCGAAATCGTGTCCGAGTTTCGTCCCCCGCCCACAGCCCAAGCCGTATCACAATCACGCACGTATTGGCCGATACGCCCGTTAATATCGACCTGATAGTGTGCGGAAGCCAGACGAGTTTGCCACACTGACCAGCAGCCCCGCAGACTCAAATTCGCCGCATTGTGATGCAGGGCGATCGCCCGGACCGGTTTCCCGCGCCGACCTGCCGTGTAATGTTTGGCCATCCAATAGTTCTCATCGGCGACCAAATTGTTCCAATTACGCATCTGTTTCTCCTTTATCTCGTTAGCAGGCTTTTAGCCGCCTAATCTCTTCCGCGTTCTGTATATGCCCCACCATCAAAGCCTGAATCTGACTATTCAAATCCCGACGAAATTCGAGCGTCTCCAGATACCGCTTTTTCGCTATCTCACGGTCATGCGCATACGCTTCAGCCTGCATAGACAGCGCAGACATCACATTATCTATATCAACCCGGATATTAGTTGTGTGCGTGTTCTTAATTTCACGCCGAATATCCTCTACAGCCTTCTGATTACGAACTGCTGCTTCTTCCACCGCTTTTTGCCGTTTCAATATTTCGTTCAAAGTTAGCGTATTTTCAATATGCAGCGATTCCGTTTCCTCTTCCGCTTTCCGGGCGGTGGCCTGCAACTGAAGTGTCTCCGCAGTGGTCTTTTTTCGGCCAGCGACCTGCACCAGCAAAACGCCTATAATCGAGCCGCCCGCCGCAATCAGGGCTGTTATCACTCCCATCATGCAGCCCCACCCCCCAGCCGAGCCTCGATTTTAGCTAGGCGTTCTTCTAGCTGGTCGAGACTCTGCCGCTGCTGGCACGCCACCTGCCACAGAGCGACCGAAAGCCGGGAATACTCCACGCCCACCGGCTCACCAGTCTCCAGATTATGCGTCACGAAAATACCAAGACCGGCAGACTCCAGGTCTTCGGCCTTCCACCCCACCATCCGCTCCGGTAGAGGCTTCAACGGCCTGGACGGACCGGGCTCACCGAATTGTTTTTTCCACTCATCAATCAAGGCTTGCGGCCGGTACGCCACCGGCTCCACACCCAGAATTCCCGTCAAATCACGGACAGGCTCCGGGTCAAATTTCGACGCCCCCGTGGAGGATTCCACAAATTTCACGCCGTACACATTTCCGGTGGCCGCAATATCAGAATCAGAATCCAATCGGACTGCCCGAAATCCTGCATCTACACACATTCCTGTATATGACCGAGGATCTTTGGTGATTGCACTGATGGTAGTCATCGACTCGCCATTTTGCCAGCCGATTGCTATCTTCTCAGCCACAAGAACATTGCTATCAAGGCGGGGAATCCAGCCGTTACCGTAACCGTTGATTTTCACAGCCCCTGTCTGAATCCCTTGAGAATCCATTGACGAATTGCCGACCTCAAAATTTGTCCCATCCATCGAGGTAGACCCGTAGTCTATAGGGTTGACCACAGTGCCCATCCCTTGCATACACTTCGGGTCTATTTTCACGCCCCCCACATACAGTTCAGAGGCGCGGACTATGTCGCCGACAATTTGAGAAGCCTCAATATATCGACCTTTAATAATGTCCGCCCAAAGCGTGTTCAAAACTGCTTTGTTCGCGGTGAGGTTGTCCACGACCGCTTTGATGAATGTCGCAGATTGACCCGTCAAATTTCCAACGGTTGCCTGTATGAAATCTCCGATTGCCGCCGTAACAGAGCCCGCATCCACACTGTTCGCGGTGACCGCGCCGGCCTCCAAATCCGGGGCAGTCACGCCGGTAACAGTCACGGATGCCGGTACAGTCGCGACCCACGAACCCTTGTTCCCTGCCGTGTCCACTAGGCGTGTCCACCCCCACACCTGCACACCTCTAACCCCCTGCAAAACCAATGTCGAGGGAGCCACATTCGACGAGGCAACCACTAGAGTCGCATCGTCCGCGGCCGGCGCTATGGGGCTGGTGGTTATTGTGGCTTCAATCCGGGCAAAATCTGCGGGTAAGCCTACCTCTACACCGAGAGGGGATTGGACTTTCCCGGTGTAAGTGATGAGGGCGACGCTTTTAGAGCTGGTCAATTGTGCGGCCACTGGCAGCAGGTTTCCTGCCCCGTCCTTTATCGCTAATGTTGTTCGCTGGGACATGCACCATGCGGAGGTTCGTGTACCGTTGTAGCCAGCCACTCGGAACTCCCATAGAGTGCCCGCGGGCAGGGAAGCAATCTCGGCTTGCGGTGCAGTAAATATTCCGAAAGCCTGCCATGGTGCATCCTCACCATCTTCACTAATGTTTCGACCCTCGAGGATATATTGACCTTCGCCACCGTTGAGCATTCCTTCGTTCCATGCCAGGCTAACGGAGGCGCGTGCCCGACCATACTGATCCACGAATGCTTGCGAGCCGACGTTAAGCTGGCTCGGTCGACCAGGGTCAGGAGTTAAGTCCAATGACGCTGACGTACCGTTGCCACCAACTGTTGCTCCACCAGTCAGCTTTTTCAGGTTGCGTGCCGTCACCAGCTGGGATTCTGTAAACCGGTCATTGAGAACCAGGTTTCCGCCCAGACCTTCACGTCCCCAAGTGAGCGTGACCTGCCGAAGCCTTACTGGCTCGTGAACCCCCGGATGCGTTTCACACTTCACCCACGCTCCCGGCCAATAATCCACCAAAGGACGAAAACGCGCCGGGAAAATCAGCTTTTTCGTTATCTGTTTCGCTGGTCTGGCAGTCTTGTCCAACTCCGCGGCCGCCATTGCCCGGACTGTGCCCTCGTTGCCGACCCCTTCCATTTTGTAGTATTGCTCGAAAACTCCCCACGGGGTCGGCGCTTCCGGGTTATCTAAGGTGAAACAGATGTCGCCGGAGCCGCGCACCAGTGCGCGGGAGACAAGGTTTTCTACAGTTTCCTCGGTCGAGGCTGAAGTGATTTCTTTCCCGGCGCGTAGCCATATCGGGTTGTCGGATTTGTCGAGTCTTACTGTGGTTGTGTCTATGTTCCACATTGAGAGCGTGCGACCGTGCATAGCCCATTCACAGTAGCCGCCCTCAGTGAGTGCCTGGAGGACAGAAGCCAGAGAGGCGCCGACCTCGAAACTGACTCCTTGCAGAGAGCTACCAGTCCAGGGTTTCCCGGCTGTGTCGGTGGTGGCGTTGAAATCGTAGTCGATAATGTTGAGCACGCCCCGCCGATGAGCTATGTCTATCAGGTCTGACATGATACGGCCTGGTGTGGCCTCGACGTAGTAGCGTTTTTCGGTGCCGAAATCGCCGGACCAGTCCACTACCGCCGCGTGCTTGAGCAGAGTCGAGTAGGAGGGGCAAACGAGTTTTAGTACCTGTTGGGGGTTTTCGTCGTCTTGAGACCTGGCGGCCAAGATGAACCTTCCGCCTTCCGGTTCCACCCATTTCCCTCCAGCAGCTACCTCTACCGCTATGTCGAGGCCTTGCCCGATAGCGGCGTTAAGCAGTTTCCCGCCAGGGGCATGGACCGAGTATTCCATTTGCAGGGCGGTGTCGGTAGACCTGGTGAAAGCAGCTTGCCAGGAAAGGGGAGAGTCCAGGAACCCTAGACGTTCATCGGTGCCCGCCTTGTAGGCGACCAGACGCGGATACTCAATCAGACCCATGCACGTCTCCCTTCCAAAGCCACATCAGTTTTTCCTTTCACAGCACCGTCTAGCTGTAAATCGACGCGCATCCTCTTCGTTTTCGCTTCCGCAGCAAGGATTAGACGCCCCCCAGTCGGAAAATCCAGACCACCAGTCACCCACGATGTTTTCCCTGCCGAATCAGTTTTTTTCGCTGTCAACTCGTCCATGTCGATAGTCAGCGTTTCGTCTTCCGTAATGTCGCCCGTGAACGTCACCCCCGTCAAAGTTTGACAATCAGTCAGCTGCAGACGCGTCAAGGGACCTCTGGCGTGAATCTGAATATCCTCAACCGGTAAAGTGCCTACAAAACCGTTCACACGCATCCCCAACCCCGGCAAAATATGCACCGTCTTCGGACGCTCATCCCGCCAAGCAACCTCCGGCAGCCGCAACTGCACCTTCCACCTGGCCCACCTGCCAGCCCTGCCGTCCTCACGGTCAGGCTTCACACTGACCAGCTCAGCCCGCTGCACGCTACGCTGCGGACGCGAATCATCACCATACGGACGTATCCGCGTCACCATCAAGTTCGGATCCATCAGTACCATCTGCAGCCGGTCAACCATACCCTCCAAAACGGCTGGACTATCCGCAGCCGGGGCAAGCTCCAAATCAAGAATTGGCGCATCCAGCACCAGGTTCCGTTGGGGAATAAGCAGGTTGCCGGAGCGTCCGGGGATAGAGATTTGTTCGCTTCGTGGTGCCGCACCCAAATGCATAAGATTCGAGGACACAAACGTCCACTCGCGAACATCTATCCCGTCAATGAGATACGTGTATGGAGGTTGATATACCATTAGACGCTCCTCGAGTAGGCTGCGGATAGCTGTAGTGTACGGTTGATAGTGACTGAAGTCGGTTCTGCCTGCGGATAGTTGTTAGTCACGTGTATGGACGGTCCCGAGCCCGTCTTATGGTTGTGCATCACATCGCGAGCTATCATGTCAAGCGTATTCCACTGCGACGGGGTAAACACGGGTTCGGGCTTACCGGTCAAGTTCAGGGTTTGCGTCACACCCTGCGGAAGCCAGCCACCCTGATCGTACTGATGATACCGAACAGCATGATATCCAGATCGAATTGGTACCTCTTGCGCTTTCTTGCCAGGGCGTGGCTCCTCAATAATCGAACTGCCACCGGAATAGACCTGGATATGGGACTGTTTCGCGTTTACAAGCAGGTCACCCTTACGCTTCTGATTCCAAGCAACTTTTTTCCCTGCGTTGTCGTATCCCGCGGCCGTCAAGCGTGGAATACGTACAGGGTTTGGCATGTGGTTGTAGCCGTAGTACACCATGCCGGAGCAGTCCAGTCCGGGGGGGATAGATGCGCCACCCCACACGTAGGGGACTTTCCCGACAATGTTTGCTCGCAGGTAGCGCACCAGCCGGTCGCCGAAACCGCTGCCAATCTTGTCCGCTTGAACTTTGAAAAAGCGTTTTATCGCGTTGAAGAACAGGTTGGGCACACCCTTGAAAAGGGCTCCCCACGGGGTCGAGGCGATACCGCCAAGCATACTCTTTACAGGAGCAAAAATTAGGCTGCTTACCGCCCCGATGGGGTCAGAGAGGACTTCATCAACGAAACCAGCCACGGAAGACATCGCGTTCTGTACCGCGCCCAGAGCGTTAGAGCCCCAGTTTTTCGCGGCCGAGAAAATGCCACCGCCGGAAAACTTTTGCACCGGCCCGGGCCAAACCCCGCCAGTGGAGGCACGCCAATCACCTGGATCAGCTAAATATTTTCCGCCACGCAAATGTTTGTTGACCCAGTCAAGCCATTTCTTGCCACCCAAAGCTCGCAGCGCGTCAGGGCGAATGATGCCCTCACCGCCAGACAGGAGCAAGGTTCCGCCGGTCGGCGACCAGAACTTGTGAATGTCTCTGCCGGGAGTGAAACCAGGGAGTACGCCGCCGGAAGCGAAAGCTATACGCGGGGCTGCAGGTAGCGGGTTCTTAATCCCGACCACCCCGGCGAGCTTGTTGAATGCGGCACGCAAACCATTGTTATACACCGTGTTGATTACGAAGTTTACTGGTGCTGCAGCGACCTGCTTCATGCCGTTCCAAATCTTGCTGATAGCGTCCTTAGCGGTACGCCAAGCGCCGGAAAAGTCGCCGGTCAAGAATTTGCCGAACGCGGTGAAGCCAGTCTTGATTCCGTCAAGTATTTTCCCTAAACCGCCAGCATAATCCTGGAAAAGCTTCTTTGCATTGTTCAAAACGTTTTTAAAAGTGACCTCAAAAGTGTCACGAATGATTGTTCTCAGAGTCTCAAAGACTGGTTTTAGAGCCGTATCCCAAACAGTTTTTACAATGTTAGCGAAAGCCTTGAAGCCCTCAGCCCCGGCTCTCCAAACGGGAAGAAGGACACGGTTGAAAACGTCCCCAATAATGGAGCCCATCAGCTCAAACAAGGGCTGCAGAATCGTGTCCCAAACGGTAGTCAGAGCACCACCGAAAATGTTTTGGAAAATATCAGCAGCAACCTTGAACAAGGTACCGATACCGTCAAAGATAGGTTTCAAAACCTGATTGTAGACTTTGGTGAACATGTTCTGGATACCGGCCCAGGCCTTCATCACGGTTGCCCGGAAGCCCTCGTTGGTGTCCCACAAGTATTTGATTCCAGCGACTAATGCAGCAATCACCGCGATAACAACACCGATAGGACCAGCGAGAGCAGCAAGTTTAGATCCAAGCTGGGTTATGCCCGCAAGCAAACCCCCACCACCAGCTCCACCTGCAGCACTTACAGCACTTGTTGCTGCACTTGCTGCAGACCCCACAGTTTCCGCCGCGCCACCTATGCCGAAAAACCCCGCCAGACGGCCCAACCCGTTGCTGACAGAACCAATCATTGAGCCGATAGACGCTACACCAGCCAAACCAGCGAAAGCAGTACCCAAAGCAATCACGGCGTGCGCGATTGCCTGAATCTTGCCGGGGTCAGCATTAGCGATCTTGTCGAAAAAATCTGTCAGCTTACGGGTAACACCCATAGTGCCATCCCCGCCACCAGCAGCGTTCCACAGATTCCCGAGAGCAGCACACATAGACCCGATAAGCTTCCCGACCTTTGGAGCATTATCCATGACGGATTGCATCCAAGCCTGGAAACCAGTATTCGATTGCAGGCCTGCAGCCCAAGCCGCGAAAGACTGAGAACCACGTATCAAAGCCTGCTCAAAATAGGTTCCCAACGGCTGCAACGCCATAACCAAATCACGCACACCCGCCAAAACATTACCCAGGAACTGGCCAAACCCCTCCATCGCTGGCCCCAAATGTTGCGCAAGAAAATTCCCGAACGCCACCCACCGCGGGCCATTCAACGATTTCAGACCATTTTCAGCCATACGCCCCAGACGAGTAGCTAAATCATCCACCAGCCTGGAAACCGCAGGGAAATGCGGCTCCAGAGACTCCAGCCCCCGCTGCAACCCTGGAAGGAAACCGTCCTGCGCTACCACCGACAGCTGCCCAAACCGGTCAATCAGCCCATCCAGATACAAAGCAAACGCACGTCCAGACTCCGGCAGCTCAGACAAAGAATCCTGAACAGCAGCCGCGGCCGCCACACTCGCGCCCCCAGCTGCAGCAGCCGAAGCCGCTATTTTCGCGTTTCGGTCAGAAATGTCCTCCATTGTTTCGGCTAGGCGCTGTTTAGCTTCCTGCTCACGGTCAGCGTTGTCTAACGCAGCTTCCGACGCGTTCTTCTGGGTTTCCCGCAGTTTCTCTAAAGCGTTTTCTTGGTCCTCGATACCCTGCAGGCGGGCATCAACCACTGCTTTTTCCGCAGCGGCTATAGATTCGGCGGCCTGCTTGGCTTGTTCCGCGGCCTGCTGCTGTGCGTCAGACACGGCTTGAACCGCGTCGGCGACATGCTCCTGGGCGGCGGCGAGTCTTTCCTGGGCGGCACGGACACGGTCGGTACCGTCCACGCCCTCCTTGTCAATACGGGCTTTCTGTTCTGCAAGGTCTTGGTTCGCGGTCTTTTGTTCTGCTAAAGCCTGGTTCGCTTGGTCCAGGGCAAGCCGGGCAGATTCCCAATCCAAATCCGACCCACCAGTACGGCCTAAATCTTCCAGCGCTTTCTTAGCCTGCTTAACGTGCAGTACAGCGGCACGTTGTGCCAGCGCACCGTCTTTTACAGCGTCCTCTAAATCCCGCAGGTCTTTGACCGCGTCACGGCGGGCTTTCGACAAGGCTTCTTGGGCTTTGAGCACGTTCTTCTGAGCGCGAGCCAAGTTTCTTTCTGCCGCAGCAACAGCCCGGTTAGCGTTCTCGACCTGACGGGCTGCCTGCTGACGGACACGTCCCAAGTTTTTTTGTGCATTCTCTACACGTTTAGCAGAAGCCTCAGAGACCTTTGCGACGTTCTTTTCTGCAGCAGCGATACGCTTTTCCCACAAATCAGCAGACTTTACAGAGGCCTTATGAGCGGCCTCTATCTGCTTTTGAGCGTTAGCAACCTGGCGTGCATCCTGCTTGTGAGTATCGCGAGACATGCCAGATTTAGGAGCTTTAGGAGCCTTGGCCCCACCGCCACCAGCAGAAACTTTGTCCCGAGCCATCCGCAGTTTCGTGACCGCGCCAACAACGGGAACCAAAGCTAAAAGAGACGTCCCGATAGCGCCCGCAGCGCCTGCCGCAGCAGCACCAATACCGACCAGCGCACCAATAGCAACGTTCGAGGCAGTCACCGCGGCCGGGCCAAGGAACGTTATAGCCGCAGCAAGTAGCCCAATCATCGCACCCGCAGACTGGGCCGCGAACCCCATACCATTCAAAGAGGTAGAATCCGCTTTGACGTCAATATCAACGTCTTTACCGTCAAGCTCTTCAGCCTTTAAAGCGACCGTTTGCAAATCAGTGATTGCTTTGACGACGTTTGCTTTCACGTCAATATCGGGATGCTTAGCGGAAAGTTTTACCAGCTCGGACTCAATCAAACCAAGCTGCATATAGGCTTCGGCAGCATCTATATCAACCCCGATGGTTTTACCCGACAGGGTAGCCATGCGGGCACGCAGCTCGGCAAGTTTCCGGTCAGCTTCGGAAGAATCCGCCCCCACCTTCACTTCGGCCAGGCGTGCCGACGCAGATTCCAAACTTGCCCGGAACGTGGCCTGAAACTCGGCGGCAGCCTTAGCGCCTTCCTCACCGGCGCCTTTCACAGTTCCGTCAAGATTGACCTTCGCTGCGCTAGCTGTTTTCTCGAACGCGGCCGCCAACGTCTCCCCGCCAGAAACCCCCGCCTTAGCGGCAGCCTGCTGAAAACCTTTAAACGAAGGCGCTACCTGAACGAAAACAGTACCGGCTTCAAGGGTTGGCATAGGGTGGCCTCCTTTCAAAAGGCGCAAAAATACGGAAACCGGTAGACGTTGCTACCGGTCGGGGAGTATTTGGTTCACGAAGTCTTCCGCGGCTTCTGCCCGGGCTTTTTCAAGCGCCGCCTGCCCTACAGAGACAGGACGCGGATAAGGCTCCACCTTGTGCGGTTTTCCGCCACCAATCGCAGTAACGGTCGCTTGTAAAACATGAATCGAATCGATGACAGTTGCCAGCATCGAAGTCTGTAGGTTCCATTCCGTGAACGCCGTGACCTGCTTGGCTTTCTCGTCATTCGTCTGCAGCTGCGCTAACGCTAGCGCGTCCGCGTTAGCTTCATCTGTGAGATATGCCTGAGTAAACCTCGACGCTGGGGGAAGTTGCTCAATGAGAATAAGCAACTTCCGCCAGCGTCGTTTTTTCCATTCACTCGCCAAATCCACGCCGTAAACCTGTTGCAGGTCGGCGCGGATTACATCCTGGTAAGTTTCAAGTAGGTATCTCAGGCGATGGATTCCCCCAGAGAAGCCAAAGCGCCCTCGTAATGATTCAAAATCATCTGGGTAATCTTCAACACCTGCTGGTAAGTTGGACGGTCAGCAAAAATCTTGTTAGTGTTCTCTTCACCGACCCAGGCTTCAAAAATGACTCGCGACTTTTGCGGATTTTCCTGGAAGTCCTTGAACATCCAAATCAGATCCTCAGCCTGCTCAACATCCATATCTGCAGGGTTCGGGAACACAATTTCTTCACCGCTCAAAGTTACATACACGAAAGGCTCCACAGCTGCTTCCAGCTCCAGAGCCTCCAACGTAGATTTAGGTCGGTTTGCAGATTGTTGTTTGCGGCTAGTTGCCATCACATCCACCTTTCTTGTTCTTGTTTTTCTTTCCATCATTTACAGCAGGCACGGATTCTTGCGTTTCTTGCACGGTTTCATCATTTCCAGCCTCCTTTCCCTCAACTTTGTTTTCGATTTCACGCCACCCGTCATTGAGCATCTGCACAATATCGACAGGGCTGGTAACTTCTCTCACCAGCCCGTTTAGTTCCATTTTCATGACCGCTCCTCAACCTCAATGTTTCCGGCGAGGAAGAGAGGGGAAAAACCCTTCCTCGCCGAAAACATCAAAAATCTGTTAGCTACCCGAACCTGGGGTAGACGTTCCGGTAGCCTGCCCGAAATCGAGAAGCTTGCCGTGCTTCTTAGCCCCGGTTCCACCGATGAAAGTGTCAACTGTCCAACCCACTTTCGTGTCAGTCAAGATCTTGAACTTCAAGGGGGTCTCCAAAGCATCATTGCCCCAAGCATCGGCCGGGAACTCAGTCAGCTGCACCTTTGGGTATACCTTTGCCCAAATCCATTCCTCCTCCGGGCGGCCATCACGAGCCAATAAGATCATTCGATATTCACCCATCTTCACAATCGAAGGAGTTTTGTAATTAATCTCACCGTTCGCGGCCTGCTTCACATTAGACAAGTTCACGCCCTCAGTCAGCTCAATAAACTGCTTCTTAAACTTCTCCAAAGCAGTCACCGAGATAGAGCGCGTAATCTTGATGATGTCAGTACGGAGCGAGTCGTTGTAGCCGTGACCTTCCACATCAGAAGAATCAGTCTCAGTCCCGAACTCGTACCCGTCCTTTTTGACGACACCTAACCCCCACCAGCCCTCAGGGAGTTCGAGCAGTTGTCCATTGTCACCGAAAAGGTGCTCTGGTAATGCAATATCTGCCGGACCGATTACACAAATCGTTTCCAACGCTTTACGGATAAGCTCCGCATGGTCATATTTTCGTTTCATATCAGCAATAGTTGTAGATCCAGCCATTTTTGTAGTCCTTCCACTCGGCTTTTTCACTGTCTGCGAGACGTCACATGGAAAGCAGTGCTCACCAACGCGACATCGTCTATCTGGTAGGGAACCGTGGTCGGTGTCGGGTCGCACACCACTTCATCAGCCAGCCCCGCAGGCACATCGAACCAAGTCGATACACCAGGAACAAGCCAACTGTGGACACGCATCGCCAACGCTTCCGCAGATTCCTCACCAGACAAAGGCGGGTAGGGCGAATAAACATCAACATTTACTCGCTCTGTACGTTCAAGCATGGACTCCACCCCGCCACCGGGAGTCACATGAATCAACGGGAGACGCTTCAGGAAATCCACCGGCAGAACATTCACCACCAAGGGAACCCCAGGCATCATCCCGATACGCTGCGTCACCATTTCAACCGAATCCGGGAAACCACTCACGACAAATCCTTCCGTAAAGTACGCGCCGCATTACCCAACACATGCTGAGCACCTCGACGCCCTAGTTTCGCCGGAACCAATTTCCCGCCACGACGACGCGCCTTAGAACGAATCCCTATCGGAGCACCCGTACCCCATTCCACCGAGGCCGCATACGGCACTGTCGCTTCCACCACCGCACCGTTACGCACTTTCGGAGAGGAAGCCCTCTTCACGAAGGGCGTGTGCACAACTGCAGGACGCGCCCGTATAGAAGCCGCATAAGCACCGGTTTTTTTCGGTGCGACAGCTTGAATCGCGGGCACTTTCGATGCAGCATACCTAGCCAAGGCGGCACCCATCTGAGGCGAATTTGCCAGCCCGTCCACCGCTTTACGCGACGGTTTGAACACGGCTTTAGTCATGAATCCTCCTCAAGTTCACGTGAATGCCGAGCGGCCACGGGTCAGGTTCACCCTCGACCTGGTAAAGCCCGTACAACGGGTGTTTTGCTGGAACTTCTACCCGGTCAGTCGACGTTGGTGGGGTTTGCCCGGGGGTAACCAGATACATGTCCGCAGTATCAACAGTTGCCTGGGTAAAACCCTCATCATCTGTCGATACTGTCGGGGTCACGAGGACGTGGGGGATTGCCCGGTCAGGGTCGGCAATACCGCGGCCGGGTTTCACTGTCACGTCACAAGCCCAGGCGGGGAAAGGCATCCGATACACGGTTAGTCCTTCCGGTAAAACGGAGACCACGGGGGAATCATCGACAAGGCTCCAGCCCTGTGAGTGCCCTGGGTTCCGCCGGTGAGCATGGCCAGCTCAGAGGGGAGTATTTCCAAGGTACCCGGGTTGTCCCCGCCGTAGGTGATGGATTCGGATAAGGCTCCGGTTGTGGAGTTGGTTGAACGCATTCCTTCCGGGTTGCGGAACACGCGAGTGACCATGGCGATAACCACATCTGCGACATTGTCAGCTAGGTCTGGTTCGCCTGCGTCAATCCGTTGTTGTATTCCGGGTACCCGCAGACGAATCATTCGTTCGGCTTTCCCCAGCCAGGCCGTGATTTTGTCCTGGTCGGTGGGGGTGTCGTAGCCAATCCATTCGTTTTGGAAGCGTTGCGCGTCAACCCACACGGTGGTTCCTTACTTCTCGGTTTTCTTTCCTGTTCGGGTCGCCGGGGCTTTCTTGTATCCCGCGTCCTCGTAGTAGGGAACTCGGGGTTCCGGTACGGTGACTTCGGTGCCGTCAGGAGCGGTCATGGTTACAGATTCCATCCGTTATGCTCCCGTCTTGAAAGCGACGAACGCTTCCGGGTCGGCGCAAAGCCAACCGAACTCGGCCTCAGCGATGATGACCACAAGGTTGTGCTCGAACGCGGAAACCAGTTTGCCGTCCAGAGTCACTGCCGCTTCGGTAGACAGTCGGAAGTTAATCCCGGAAGTCACACCCCAGGCACATTTCGACCAGTCCCCGCCGAAACCGACAGTTTTAGACGTAGCATCTGCGACGTTGTCCGCCAGGCGGGCAGAACGCCCGATGAGGCGACCGACAGTCACCGGAACTGGGGCCTCGGTGACATTGTTCAACTCGAAAATGGGGCGCTTGTTAGCGTCGACCTGGTTCAAGAACAGCGTCTCGGAGGTCGTATCGAACACGAAACCGTTGAGTTTCTTCTTATCTTTCAACAGCAGGTCCAGACCAGTAACCAAGTCGCCGTACATGCCATTAGCGGAAGTGCCCAAAGTGACAGACTTTTGGGTTTGCGCCACATGCGTATCGAATGGGCCACCGCCGTAAAGCGCTGCCTTGTCGAAAGCTAACGCGAACGCTTCACCAATCTGTTTCTTGTAAATGTCCACGTAGCCGCCAGGGTTAGCACGGACTACCTCAGCCGAGACCACAGTTTTCGCAGCCAGCTTGTGCGGTTTCATGGTCTTAATCCCGATAGCGGTAGAGGTCGAGGGCTTCAATCCGGCTTCAGCGACCCACCCCGCTTCCGGTTTCCCGGTAGTGATGGGAATCTCCACACCGTTAACCCCAACCGGGATTTGACGAGCCAAAGACTGCACCACGGAAGTCTTCATGGCCTCATCGAAAATCGGTTGTGCTTGGTCAGGACGCAGGAAACCTGCGAACTCGTTAGTCATCGTTGCTTTAGTTTGCTCAGCCATAGTCATCTCCTTGTCTTGTAGAGGCTGAATTTACGCGATTCCAAGCTTTGCCCTCAGCGCGTTTTCCAACACGTCAGAGTTCAAAGCAGGTGCCCCCTTAGTGGGGTTGCCCAAAACCTTCGAGGACGGACCAGCAGGCTTCGCGTCAGCGAGAACTTTCTTGAACGCTTCGCCCTGGGCCACACATTCTTCCTCAGTTTCACCAGTAACCAGTTCGATAGGCATCCCATACTGAGACGCGACCTTCGCGCGAACCGCATCACGATTCGCCCGCTCGAGCTCAGCCACCTTCTCCTGGAGCTTCTCGGTGTCAGTCTTAGAGGATTCGTACTCTGCCAGCTTCGCTTTCAAAGCATCGAATCCCTCATACTTCTTCGCGGTCTTCCGACGGTCCTCAGCCAGGAAAGCGTTGACTTCCTCCTGAGTGAAAGTACGCGGCTCCTTCGGTACTGAATCCGCGGCCGGAACATCGGCAGATGCTGCAGCTGCCTGGGGCTGCTCAGCGTTGGTGTTAGTTTCGGGCATAGTTAGGCCTCCCTTTCGGAGTAGTTATTGGCCACCAGAAAACCCCAAACCTTCGTGTCGCCTGGTGTAACAACACACCCCTCCTAAAGGGGGCTGGTTGGGTAGTCGAGGTATGCCCCGGATAAGCGGGCATAAGAAAACCGCCCTGGCATATAGCCAAGACGGTTCAGTCAGTACTTGCGCGTGGAATTATACGGTCAACCCCTGTGATTCCATGAGCTCTTCGTAATATTCCTCGTCATAGATGTCTTTCAGCGCTATGACCTCATCAAGAAGTTCTTGCGTGAGGGGTTTGTTGTCATTGGCAACTACAGCCGTCACCCCGGTGAGAGGCGCGAATACGCCATCCCACTTTAGGACATCCAGCATGTCATCGCGCTCCTGTGTGGTAGCGTAGCCCTCCGCGTAGAGATGCTCTATAAGGGCTGCAACTCTTTTTTCATTCTCATTCATGACCACGCCACACTTTCTCGAGCCTGTGAAAAGATGTCACTCTTATTGTACCGCGTGACTTTGAGAGGTACACGTTGTAAATGTTTCCGTCTTCGTATCTAATCGTGTACTGTTTCGTTTTCTCGAGACCTGAGTAGTCTATGCGTCGCAGCAACGCTTTCAGTTTTTCAGCGATTACTTCGGAAGTAGTTTCCGGGTCAAATTCTGTCTTGTTGTGTATCCACCCATAACCGGAACTATGTCCGCCCGCTTCTTCATCTCCGTAGAGGATGTGGTTCCATTCTTTAGCACGCAAAAATGGGAGGTCTTGCGGCCAATCGTCCGGTGGCTCTTCCCAGTTCTTTGGCGGGAGCTTGAATACCTCTCCGTCAATGACTATTCCTTTCAACCTCGCTTGGTCCTCAACCCAAGACCGGTATGTGTCCCACTTTTCCCTTTGCAAAGTACCATCAAGTGAGGCCTTGCGGGTATTGCGTTTCTCAGCTTGCTTTGCTTGACGCCGTACATCGCGGCGGCGCTCTATCACGTCCTCAGCTGTATCCCCAGCATGATGATAGGGCAAGTATTCCTCGTCATACAGCTTTTCGAAGTCGTATCCGGGGTTCTGTCCCTCCCAATGCGCGCCACGAACAGAATCATCAACCACCCAGCGACCAACAACCGGTACTGGAACACAATCACAGTTTTCGTGATACCGGTTTGACGGGCCGCCTGCGTCCTCCACTGTTCCATACACCGGTCCGCGGCTGGCAAGCATCAGGCAAAAATCGCATGTAGTGGCACCCGTTACCCGCCTGGCATACCGAACTTTACCGCCTGAGCGACGCACCGAACCATCAATAGTGTTTCGGGCGTGTTGACGGGTATGGCGCACAGCTGCCGCAGTCAAACGCTGCAACGCTGTCTTTCGTTCAGCCTCCGAAACTTCCTTTTGGAACAGAGGACCCAACGCCCACCGGGTTGAGGCTTGGAAAGCCTCCTCGTTGTATGAATCAGGCAGGAAAGCCTCAGCCCCAGTCAGGGCTTCATACCAGTCAGCCGCCACCGCGGCCGCCATCAGACCATACCGGTTGATTAGCTGGGGTATCACGGACTGCAGCATTTGCGATGCTGTGTTGTTGTCCGTTTCGCGGATAGCTTGCCAGATACGGTCAAGGTCGCGCATTAGAGCGTCCTCGATTTTCTGTTGTGCTATCTGATACGCCCGAATCTGTTCAGGAGTAGCCAACTGGAACTATCCCTCAAGACTCAACGAGCCGTGTTGGTGTAATCTGACCCGATTCGTCCTGGACTTGCTTCGCGGCAAGGTCAAGCAGACTGAAAGAGCCGGAGTTCCGGCGGGCTTCCGCCATCAACGACTCAATAACCGGGTTGTCGTATCCGAGCAGCTTATAGGTGGTCGGGGAAACAGCAGGCAAAACACCAGACTGAACCTGAGACACGACCGCCTGAGCCATTGCTGCACGAGTGGGAGTATCCGGGTCCCGATAGTTCGCTTGCAGTTTATGCAGCTCAGGCGGGAGCATTTGCCCGCTGTTGTTGATACGCCACGCGAGCTGCATGGCTTTCACCACACCAGCCCCAAAGGTAGCCTGTGCGCGCTCTGCGTCCTTATTCAAAGCAAGGTACGCGGTGTGCATCGCCGCGTCAGAAGCCGGATTATCGTGAATAATCCCCAACACGTTTACCGGAATGTTAGTCTCGCCAGCAAACAGGGCTGCGTCGGAACGCAGCATGTCGATATGGGGCTGCATGGTGGCTTGCGCGAACTGTTGAATCTGTGGTTGTTGTCCCTCCAGGTTCGACGGCAGTAAAAGCATCTTGTTGAGGGCGAACTCCCAAGAGGAAGGAGCCTTGCCGGTCTCGTCCTCGAAGTCCTCCTTGCCAAGCCCCAAAATGGCACGCTGCGGAGCGGAATAGAACTCTGCCCCTACCTCCATGCGCAGCAAGGTGCGTACTGCCCTGGCAGTAATCGACAGAACCGCTTTCGAGATACGCGACCGGCCAAACGGATCTTCCAAAGAAGGCTTAAACGGTACCAGCGTCACTGGGACTTCCCCCAAGGAATGTACCAGTCGTTCCACGTCCCAAGACCCGCCGGTGCGGAATCCGAACACCGTATGCGTATCCAGGAACAGAGCGAATGATGCGTCTTCAGTCACTTCGTCATAGTTCATCGTGAACGCGGCACGAGCCCGCCGCCGATTCCTATCCCACAAAAGGGTCGAGTTAGTAGGGGACAGGCCACGGATAACCGCGGCCGGTTCCCCTTCCACCCCTGCCATCACCGCGAGGAAAGCACACCCGTACTTCAGCGCGGTGGTATGAACCTGCGGCAGTTCGATACTCAGACGATTCTCGGCTTCAATCGTGTCTAGCCCATAGTCTGCCGGTTCATGGCCAGGCACTACGAACCCGTCCAGCTCCAGCAGCCCCTCGAACAGGTCGACAGCTTTAGCTGGCCAACCTAGCACGGTCGACACCTGTTTCATTTGCGGCGGTACAGAAATGTCGAAATGTTGAATGAACTGTTTAGCGTCGTAAGCGTCCGAACGCTGCTTGTTGATTTGAGCGTGGCTGGTGATTTGCTCGAGACATTGCTTTTTCAGTTCCAGTTCGTCTTCCGTGAAAAGGTTGCTAGGGATGTCCACATACTGGTTGAAGTTCACAATCTCACCCTCTTCCGGTTAGCCCTTGCTAGACGTTTCGCTTCCATATATTGCAGCCCCCATAAAGCCAACGATGCAGCCACTAGCGGGGAAATGTTCGTGGCCACGTTCTTCCGAGCCCACTTCCAAAGTGAGTCCCCAATCGGATGAATCCGTCCCGCTTCAACTGCCTCATTCAAGAGTCGGTCGTCCAGGTGCGCTAAAGTTCCTTGACGAACCGCGTCATAAAACTGGCCGCACGCTTTCGCATAGTCTCGCCCGGATAGCTGCGTAGTCCGGATCCGGTTCGCCTTCAGCTCCGGCAGTACCGAACCTGCCGCTGAGGCGGCATCGACCACAATCATCTCCGGGCTGTACTTTTCCTCCAGTTCTTTCAGCCTGGGCACAATCCACGCCAAGCCTTCCGCGGTGTCCACCAGCTCGACATGATACTTACCGCTTTCAGAGATGGACGCGACAGCGATATAGGCGGCTTCGCGGGAAGGCGGGACATCAAGAGCGAACACCATATGTTCGCCAGGTTTCGAAGTCTCATCAGCAGCCTTTTGCCAAAGGTCCATCGGAATGAGTGAATCGCCACCAATCTTTTCCCAAACCCCCAAATGTTCGCGCTCAAACTCGGCATCAGTCATCGGGGAGTCGAGTTCGTGGCGGAAATAGCTCGGAGCAATACGTACCCCGTAGCTTGGATTAGCTGCTCTCCATACTTCAGGATCAGCCCGCCACACGTCACGGTCATCACCCCAAGCCTGACGCTCCTCGATACTCATATCGTCCCAAGACTTCGCCGACCACTCCAGATAGCACAAACTGTCAGCGTTCTCACCAGTAATCCCCCGGTTGCGCAGCGTCTCCAGAACCGTAGACGAAGCCAGACCCGTTGAAGATGTATACCAGATTTGTGGATTGCCCTCTTCCGAGCGGGCACCCATCGCGGGAAGTACAGCAGCCATGAAACTTGACGGCAAAAACAACGCTTCATCGAAAATAATCCGGTCCGCGGTGAAACCGCGCGCCGACTTATTGGACCGAGCTTTGAACTTCAACCGGTTCCCGTTCTTTAGCTCAATCGCTTCCTTACCATTTGCGGTATATATTCTTCGCACCTTACTCGACAGGATGTTGGACCCCTCGATAAGGTTGCGAATCCGAAGGAACGACTCCTCAGCAGTCGAAAACTCTTGCGCGGAATGAATCAAAGTCCGGTCATCCCACAAAAAGAGCGATGCTAACTGCATCGCCTCCAAAATCGACCCCTTACCGTTCTGTCTCTGGGTAACTATCACAACTTCGTAAGCCGCCCATTTCCCCGCAGCGTCCACACCCAAAGCTTTACGCAACGCATACTTCTGCCACGGGTCAAGAACCAAACCAGCAAGCTCAGCAATATCAATCGCATCATCACCCAAAGAACGAACACACTCAGGCACTCGCTCTATCCTCGGCATCTGCACGCCGACTTCGGAGGACTGCAAGCTGCTCACTCAAGCTCTCCTCCCTCTGATCCGCTCCAGAAGCAGACGAAATAAACTCAACCAATTCTTGACGCCGCTTAGACAACCCCGCCAACGCCTGCGGGGGAGCAGCCGCCATAGCTGCCGTTATCACCCGCAAGTTCTCACGCGCATCAGCCACCGCATCAATCTCTTCAGGCACCGGCGCAGCCTCAGCCACCGCCAACGCCACCGGCAAAGCATCTAAACGCTTATGCGTCTGTCGCAGATTCCGTTTATACTCGGCAACCGCCAAACGACACGCCTCACACGGCTTCTCACCGTGCCGCAAATGGCGCCGATACGCGGCAGGAGTACCGTGCGGCTTCAACTTCCGTGCCATCACCGACCCCCCCATTCCTGGCCAGTACAAGCGATAAACCGTGCCCGAGAATACATCTCAACAGCACCTCCATCAGGCCGTGCTTCACGATGACCCCGACCCTCCGGGCACAAGTGAAAAATATGCAAGCCACAACCAGACAAACTAACCTCAACGAAAACCTTATTCTCGCAGCCCACCAACACCGCGGCCGCCCAATCAGTTAGTTCCCCGGCTTGTAAGCAATGATCAAGGTCGATACAGCCAAGTCCGTTCCCGAGCATGATTCCTAGCCCGTCACCTGTCCTAGAAGCGCTGACAGTATCAAAGCTTGCCCACGTGGCAGGATTGGTTGAAGACGCAGGCGTGCCATCAACTTGAATAGGACGTTTCCCGACACGGCGCGTCCATTGGTTACGAAAACGCATCTCTGGCGGGAACACGCCCAAGCCGTTACGGGCTCGATACGCTGCCTGCTTACACGCTGCTGAGCAATACTTTTGCGGTCTTCCGCGGCCGGTGGATTCCACCGGTTTAAAGCATCTGGCGCATACCTTTTTCATACCCCAATTATACGCCTATATCGTTGCAATATCAACGATTGTTACTTTATTATTAGGGGTTTGAACCTGACGAATCGTAACCAGGAAAACCTCAAAAACAGCCTGCCAGGCCGCAACTCGCGTCTACGACCCCGAGACACCCGCAGACCGGCGATGTCACCCGCTTTTCCCCCAGCGCGGGGAGAGAAAAGCGACTATGCGGGGTGGGGCGCGATTCCGGTGGGGGAGGGGCTACCCCACCCCCACCGGTTTTCCTCACCCATTAGAAAGGCGGTGGCATGGCAGCCACCCTTTCCCCCCGTCAACGGTGAAGATTACCATTGGCGGGAAGTCTTGGGGCGATGAGGCAGTTCATGGTGTACGTAGTATTCGCCTTTGCCTCGGCGTGAATTACAGCCGCGATGTGCTGGCATTAGCTTGCCGTGTAGGCTACCGCCGGCCGCTAGTGCCTGGACGTGGTCGGCGGTGAAGCTCATTGGGTCATTGGCTGGCAGGCTCACATCTATTGGGCGTAGACATATCCAGCAGACCAGCCCGCGGCGTGCGACCTCGGCTCGGAGTCTGGCGCGCTGACGGCGGTAAGACCTGTCATTATATTTCGAGGGCATCAGGAAACCCCCAATGAAAAAGCCCGACGGCACACAGCCAATCGGGCATCAGGGATAGTAATCCCACTGGCAGCAGTATTACATTTATCGCCGTGATACGAGCATAGTCCCAGTTCGCTAGGCGTGTCGCGGACACTCGTAAAGTGTGTGTACTCAACTGTCATGGTAGTCCTCCCTGCGGGGACGGCCACGCGCCTCAAGCTCTCGCACGTCGTTCACGCAAACCCAACGCTCTCCGTGTACCAGTCGAGAGCGTACCCGCCCTCGATGCACCCGCACTCGCAGACGGTTAGCAGGAATCCCATAGGACCGCGCCGCCACAATCAACGGCAGCCACATTAACCCCGTATCGTCACGCATCAATCAATCTCCCCACCAAACCCGGCAGCCCGCGCAATCGCGGAAACCCGCGCCGACCATTTCGAATCTGAAAGCTGTAAGCCGCAAGCCAGGTTCTCACACACGATTTCTTGGGGAAGCCCCCGACCAGAAGGCGGGTAATACCAAAGCGAGGTCTGCCCACAGCGCTCACACTTCACCTGCGGCAAATGCCGCTGCCGCTCACGCTGCGGCCAACGCGCCCGAGCCGTAGCCAAGACCCGACTCAAGTCACGACGGAAAGGACCCACCTCAGCGCGACCCGCGAACCAATCCAGCTGCGAATCCACCCAAGCCGACAGCTCACACAAAGAATCCACAGACCTCACACCCAAAGGCTCACCATTGTGCCCACGCCACCAACCAGCCACACCAGGAACCTCCACACCACGCAGCGTTCCAATCATCAAGCCCAGCCTAGCCAGCAATGCGCTCAGCTCATCAACCATCATAAGCGTTTGCGAATACAAAACTTTTGACCCAGGCACACCGCCACCGCTACCCGTACCGGATTCCCGAGGCTGACCCGAATCACCAACGCTGAGCAGATGCTCCACCAGCCCCGGCAACTCCACCACGTCACGATGTAGCCGATTGAAACACGCACGGCACAGCAGACCGATCTCAGCCAGACGCGGCGCATCAGAACTACCCGGATTCATAAACCCAGAACCCCGACAACCCATCAAGCAGTACACCGACACAGAACCTGCCACAGCAGACTCCTCAGCCACGATGCCTCCTTCCCCGCTTACGCCTCGACACAGCTTCACCCGACGAACTACCCACAGAGCCGTCACCCGACCCGACCCGACGCAGACCAGTACCGGGCAGAGCAGACCCAGCCCCCAGCCGATCAGTCCCATCCAGACCAGTACCGGGCAGTCCCGAAGAGTCCCGTCCAATAGAGTCCCGTCCAGTCCCGTCCCGGCAAGTAGATACTTGTCGAGGTGACATACTCTGAGACTCGCTCTGTCGTGGTTCAGGCACGCCTAAAGCCCCGGTGTGCGTCGATTTCTTCGCGACGCCGGGGTCAGACCTACGAACCGGAGATTGTCCTGCCTGATACTCACCAGGTCGTCCAGGGCTACGACGTGTAGACCCGTCCGGTTGCCCGGCACTTCGCAGACGCTCCCGACTGTCGTCAAGAGTCGGGGTCACAATCGAAGTATCAGTATCAGTGACCTCACTTGATAAGGAGGGTGCAGCGCTACTGGATGTAACGTGTTTCCGTATACGTGAGGGAGTCGATTCAACAGACTCATCGTCAGGTGCGTCTCCAGAACGACTCCGGTTCGTATTGGGTTGTCGGTCGGGACCAATGTTCGGTACTGTCGGAATGTTGTTATCCGACAGGAACTTCGCAGTGGCGCTCCCGTACCGTGGCATTTTCGGTTCGGGATATAGCTCGTAGGTTTCGTCCCATTGTGGGTTGTCTTTTCTGGCTGAATTACAACTCCGACATGAGACCACGAGCGTTTCAACTGTTCCGGGCTGTCCTGGCCGTAAATGGTCAAGCGTCCCGTCTCGTGGTGTTTTCGGTCCTTTCCAATGGACTCTGACGTTACACCAACGACAGTTATCCCCGTCCCGTTGCCTTACCGGCACTTCCAGGCGCGGATCACGCGTATCATTCCGCTGCCGGTTGCGCCGTTCCTTGTCCTCCCTGGATTGCAGGTTCAGGAAGTCAGGGTCTTCAATGAGCGCAATAGTCGGTACTTTACCTTCTGTCACATCTCTACAGATGCCAAGTGTCCTGCAGTACCCCAAGAGTCTTTTCGCTTGCTCTAGAGAGTCTGCGCACCGGTAAGCGGTACCAAGTGGGAGGTGATAGTCCATGTCGAATTTGGCTGATTCGAGAAACATCAGGAACACGAACCCCATAAGCTCAAGCCTGGTTCGGTCGTCCACGTCTGGAAGTCCGATGACTTGCATTATGTGAGGGAATGAGCCTGCCTTGTCACTCGCTTTCACCCAAGACAATCCTGTACCTCCCGTTAATTCATTGAGTTTGGTATTCAGTTGTTGGGTTCCCCCGACCGGCGATGAAATTTTTACACACGATGGCATAGACACCGGCCGGGGGATATTCAGTTATCGCACATAGGCAGCTGACGCCCCCATGCACGCCCGAGGCGGCAAGCCGCCCCAAGTTTGTGGTTACCCGGCCTCTAAGATTTCGCCGGTTTTAGAATCAAACATTGCAATCTCGCCGGCTGACCCGCCAGTTTCCGTATCCTGCACGTCATCGTCCTCTGGCAATGCTGGAATCAGAGAACGCCCGATATACCGTCTGGGGTCAGTTTCATACCTACGCGGAGGGGTCTGCACCGAAATCTGCATCTGCAGCTTCACAACGTTCGGAATCTTGGTTGGCTTGACCTGTACTTTATGTGTCACTGCTCCTGGCGTCCCATTCACAATTGCGCCGGTAATAACCCTATGCAGCTCTTCAGTCAGATAGTCAAAGAGCGCCGAATCAGCGTTAAACAAATCTTCCCATGTGCAAATATTCATGCGACACTCCTTACGCCAGGACCCGCATCTGGGGTATTCCAGTCGATAACCTCCACGTCCACCCAGGTCACGCCAGGCGGCGGGGTCTCCGCGTCACTCGAATGCAGAAATGGGCCCATCAGATAGCGATTGGAATCATCAGGCAAAAGACCGTAATCAATGAGTCCATCGACAATAGGTTTTGCTGTCGGCATCCAATTGGCCACATCACGGCGCCGCCGCGGGTCATGCCACATAAAAGTCATAGAGATTTTCGCCAGCTGCAAATTTTTCGGGAAATGCTCACCGTGCGCCATCAATTTGGCGCGCACCCTCAACTCGCGACGCACCCGGTTACGGGCGTACACGGACACGGTTCTGTTCTCCGTGAGAATCACCCCGCGCTCCAGTTTTAACCGCATTACGTAGCTCACTTCGCGTCCTCCTCAACATCTTCATTCGTGAGGCGCCCAATCAGACCGCACTCGATGGGAGTCAAGACATAACCCCATTTCTCGAGCGCCTCAAAATAGAATCGAACCAACTCAATTCCGGGATACCAAGCGTCCGTATATCCTTCGAGAACGACAAAAACTACCAGCGCGAAAACGCGCACAGATTCTTTAAAGCTCTTTTTCGCGAATCCAAGCAAATATTCGAAGCATTCATTCCGTTCCAACGGCACATCACGCATTCCAATTTTTGCGCCAAACTCCTCGACCAATCCGGTATTAAGGCCGACCGGTGCACGCAGAATTGCGTTTGCGGCCAGGAAAAATAATTCATTCGGGAGTTTTCCATAATCCAACTGCGACAAAAATCCCTTCAAAAATTCACGCCGGTATTCCGTCGCAGTCCGCTGACGCTCCTCCTCCTG